AGCCCCAATCCGGTTTGAGCGGAATAGTGTCCTTGTCCAGAGCGATATGCTCCCAGTGCCTACAGATCAGCGGGGCGACCTCATCCATAACGTCGTACAGGTTCTCGGTTGCAAATTGCATCAGTTACCTCCCACCGCGACGTCGGGGATTAGGGCCAGTAAGTTCATCGGCAGCGGATCTCGCTGCTGTACGACAACGTAGCCGTCTTTGTTCCAGCTCGGCGACATAGTAACACCCTTGTCCCCGGTAACCCACACGGGGGTCTGGCCGTACTGAGCCGCAATGCCATATTTTATTTCCCGCATGTGATCTAGGTCTGGGCCGTACCATCCCCCCAGAGTAGTCTCAAACCGCAGGCTGAGGCGGCTGATCTTCTTATCGCGGCCCTGTATGGTATCGCCTACGTTGCCGTTGTCCACGCGCAGGGACTGCACCTCTGCAGTGTAGGGCAACCCGATATGTACACGGCTGGCTGCGTTGGGCAGCGTCACAGAACCACTGGCGACGGTAAGGTTGCGGACCACATACCCGTTAGCCAGCGCGACGACAGCCTTGCCCTCTAAATGCCATAGTCCTCCGACAGAGGTCACTGCTTCGCGCACTTCTCCACCTGAGTGGTATACCTTAAAGGCAGACCCGTCGACGTCTGCGCCGTTGTTCTGCAAGGCGAAGGTATGCGTGCTGGCGCTGGCTACGGTGTATCCCGTACCTTCAATCTCTGTGTCGTAGGCCCATCCGCGATTAGCATCGGCGTCGACTATCTTGATCCCCGTAATATCGACCGTGTCGCCATTACTAAGGCCATGCGACGTAGCCGTGACTACGATCGGGTCGGCGTTAGTGAAACCTGTGATTGTCAGTGGTGCGTCTAGCGTGAGGCCACTGTCGACAAAGTAGCTGTCCTGCACGTCGGTCAGGTCGCGGCTGCGCATACGCTCGATATACTTAACCGTTGCGGCGCCAACCGTCCGATCGACGACGTAGTAGGAGAAGTCGTCGTCCCCCTCGCGGACAGCGGCTGCGGACTTGAAGTCGCCCTGCGTCGTGTGCCTCGTCCAGCCAAAGACGTTCTGCTCGCGCGAATAGGTCATACCCAACAGAATGCCGTCGTCGCGCACGCACCAGATGATGCTGTGCGGGGCCTGAGCATAGGTCCAGTCGACGATAGAGTTGTTGTCGAACAGGTGGCGGGCTAAGACCGACAGGTCGTTGCCCGTGTAGCTGTCGCTCTCAAACTTGTAGCCCAGATCCCGTACTGCTTGGCCGGGCTGCATATAGACGACGATGTCGCCGGCGACGATCGGCGGCAATTCCGTAGAGCCATAGTACGACTGCGGCTTGATCTGGATACCTGACGGGGTAATGACGCCGTCTACGCCCTGCACCAACCACTCACCGCCAGACGTCAGGATGACGAGGTCGGACAGAGAGACGAAGTGGCGGATCTCGTTGACCTGCCTACTTGCCAAGGTAACCGTGATGGCGTCGTCATCTCGCGTCGGGCTAGATACAGCGAGGTTTGTAAAGTGGGCAGTCTGCGTCATGAATACCCGTTGAGTGTGGGTATCAGTGTTACCAAACAGTTTGCGTTGCTCGTGGTAGCCAACAGTGGAGGGAAAGTTTCCAGCCCCTACAAAGGGGTTTCGCGTGCGTGGTGGAGTGTCGTCAACCTCCGCGCCTATATTCTTATCGTCGAAGTCTGTGTTTTCGGTGCGGCCAATGAAGCCAAACAGGCCGTTCTTCTCTTTGTAAACGGTATAGCTCTCGGCGCCGGTTACGCCTGTCCACGATATGGTGTTGTCAGCGGTGGCGTGTCCGTTTGTTATCTTAATAAACATCGGAAACACGGACCCGCCTGAGGAGTACGTCGTGTAGTTGGTGGTGTCGACGTTAGTTCCCGTGCTGTCGGTAAGCTCAAAAGTAGTGGTTCCTTTGTTAGAAACCTTAAAGACCTGACCGTTGAGCTCGGTCATACCTACGACGCCACTTATGTATACGTCGTCTCCGTTCTCAAGGCCGTGCGAACCCGATGTTGTAACGACGCCGGGGTCTGCCTTGGTGACTGCGCTGATAGCCGTGCCCGCTACAGGTGCCGTTCCGCGCAGGCTCTCTTCGCCAGTCTCCGCGCTTGTCGCTGTGACGACGTAGCGTTCTGTCTCGGAGCCGCCGCTGTTTACAGTAACAGCCAGTGCTGTTGGAAAAGGCTGCTCGGGCTGGAAGTCTATGGCCGTGAGGGTCCACGCGGCATGACCGCTGCGCGTAAGGTCGCGAGGCGCGTAGTTTGGGTGCGTGATCGTCAGGACATCTGCAGACTGCACATACTGCAGCTCGAATATATCTGCCGCAGTATATGGCGTCGCGATCTCGAACACCTCCTCCGCAGTCCCCGCAGATCCGTAGGTGGTGTAGGCCGTGCTGTTTATGTTAACACCGGCGTAGTCAGTTAGCGCAAAGGTATTCGTTGTGACACTGGCGGCCCGCAGGAAGCGGCCATTTAGCCCCGTCATACCTACGACGCCGCTAATATAAACGTCGTCTCCGTTGCTGAACCCGTGGCTGTTGGACGTAACGACAACCGGGTTTGCCTTGGTGGCGGCTGTAATTGTCTTTGCGCTGCCAGTGAGAACCTGACCGCCGTCCTTGTAGACGCGCATGTACAGGTTGCCGAACTCAAGAATATAGGTCTGTGTGGTGTTGAACTCGAACGGTATCAGCCGCACGGATGTGGATGGCGTCTTGGCTGGGGCAATGTACTCAAGGCCGGGTCTGTTAGTCAGGCCGCCGTGCACCTCGACAAAGAAGTTCTCTGCCTTGTACACCGAAGTTTTGTACTTGTCGATGTCGACGCGCGCAGCAATGGCGTCGCTAACCTCGCCGCCGGCTAAGTTCGCCTGAATCACCTTAACCATCAGGCCCTCGCCCTAATCCAGTCTGCGTCAGGGATGGCCGGTTCGATGCCTTCGTTGGCGTCGCTGGCCCATGAGGCGTTCAGTACGCGCGCCGCCTGCTGGAACAGCATGTCCGCAATAGTGGGATCACCTGTGAGGGGTAGCGCCATCCGCGCACCCAAAACGTAGGAGAACGCCATGACAAATTCTGGGTCGTAGTCCGCAGTATCGGTAGCGCGGAAAGTGTAAAAGATCTCCGGCTCGTCTTCGTCCGTTAGCACGACGCGGTTACCGGCAGCGTTGCGCGCGACCTCAAACTTAATCTTTGGCTGGTCGTCGCCCAACGGATTGACGATGCCCAGAAGGCGGATGCAGTCCGTGGGGTAGACGTACATATACGTCCAATTCCCCGGAACTGTTCCGGCTAGGGCTGCCGGAGTGACGTACTTCGTGGCAAAGACCCACGGGTTTTGGCGCAGCAGGGCGTCGCGTGTGTCGTCGTAGAGCAGGTTGACCTGCTCTGCCTCTGGAGTTGCCTCAGTGATATCGCTGATATCGTAGCGATCTCCCACATGCTGCAACGCCATCTTGGCTATCTGAACCTTGCTCGCCATCGGAGGCTACTCCTCGGTGCTACTAGACTTGCGGCGTTTGGGTGCCGCTTCCTCTTCCTCAAGAATAGTGATGTCACGAGTAGGAAGAACTACGCCCTCTGGAATGTCGTACTCGACGCCGGTGCGGTATCGGCGGTCGTTGTCAAAGAACTCTGCGCGAAAAATAACTTTAGGCATATGTGTGTCTCCTTAGAAAATTGGTGAGGGCCGACAGACCCCCACCAAACAACTTAGTTAACTGCGTCAGGAAGAGCAGTCCAACCGACCGGATCGTAGGTCAGGAAGGCATTGATCGCACCTGCCGTCAAGGCCGCTGTTGCAGTCGTAGTAGCCACGCCCAGATACCGCTCGTAGGTTCCGATAGGCAGAGCAACAACAGCAACTGTGTAGCCGGCAACCAACGTAGCCTTTGCAATAGCGCCGGACGCAAAGTGCTGCGTCGCGGTGCCATCAACTGCAATCGCGGCTGCTGCGTCAGACAACAGTTTGAAATCGACAGTGGCAGACCCACCCGAAGTTACCGCAGTGTCCACTTGGATCACGAGGTAGATCGGCTGGCCGTTACCAACGTCAGAGGTTGTAGAACCAAGGTCAATGACATCGCCAATAAGGTCGGTGTCAGTGCCCGAGGTGTCGAGTGCGGTGGCATCCGCAAATTCAAGCCGTTCGTCCATAATCATGGGATAGTCCTTTCTATATGGAGCGGATTAGGAAACAGTCGCTTCGTTGCCACGAAGGGCATCGCAACGACGGATCGGGATACCACCCCATGAGGTCTGCATCGTACCACCAACCATATCAACACTAAGTGTCGAGGAGCTGACAGCGGATGAAGTCTGACGTCGGAGCATGGACAGGATTGACTTGTCCATGTACCAAGCACAACGACCAGCCGAAGTGCTCGGCAGCTCGGTCCATGCTTGATGCATCAGATCGTTAAGGTCAGCGCCAGATGCCGCTGTGGGCAGGAGGGCTGAACGATCGATGTTGGCGATACGAACAGCGTAGCGCCAATCGCGAACCGAGAGGCCCACATCCCAGCGATAGTGAGTACGATACGCCTGCATCCGGCCATTGGCGCCGTCAGCGTTCTCGAGGGTAACTTCACCCAGATCGCGCTGCTGAACGCCAGCCATAGAGCCTTTGGGAATAATACCGTGACAGGTATTCGGTCCCCAGCAGATCAGCCAGATAGATGCGTTGTCCGAACCCGATCCTGCGCCGTTGATGATGTTGTCACCATTTTCGGCAGACAGCGAGTTGTACCGAGCCGAGAGGCCGGTGAACTCTTCAGGTGCAGTGCTTTCATCGCCGTAGAACAGCGTCGACGCGAACTCTTGGTTCATGCCTTCGATGTGCGGACGATCTTCCTGCAGACGGAACCCAGCGGGGCTTCCGGCCATGTCGACGAGGGCCTTATCCACTTCGGAATAGTCCTCCATCATACCCGTATTGTCCGTGACCTGTACTGCGCGGCTCTTCGTCGGCTGTACTCCGCCGTACAATTTGCGCCACGTTGGGGTCGGAAGGCCAGAGCGGATCGAGGTCCGGTGACCAGTCGTGAGGTTGCCCTCAAGGAACGTCATGTCCAAGAGGATTTCGTTGGTGGCGTTGAGGATTTCCACAACGTCAGCAATGGACCCGTCGGGATCGGTGACCTTAGCGAGATCAGCGAGCGTCGGGTTAGTTACGCTAAGAGTAGCCATAGGGTTTGCTCCTTAGTTGGCTGCGAACATAGATGGGTACATCTTCTCTAGGCTGTCCCGACCTTCAACTTTAGTGTCTCCGGTGACGAGATCGCTTTCTGAGATGGCGCGGCCCACCCGATAAAAGAGGCGAATGACCTCAGGATGGTTCCCCAAGCCTAACCCGTCAGGGTTATCGGCTGAGGGAGCGTCGATCAGCTTGGCTAACTGCGGACTTCCGAACGTATCGATAGCCTGCTTTGCCAGCCCAAGGTTCTTGTCGAGATCTTCTCCGCCAAGCTCCTTGTCAGCCTTTGCTTCGTCAGCCCAAGCTGAAATACGTTCTTGGAACTGACCTGACATCTCCTGCATTGCTGCCGCACTGCGTTCGATGTCGTACTCCACAAGTCGCTGATACTGATCCTGTGTCAGCTTGAGATCCTTAGCGGTATCGCTAAATCCCTCCAACTTCTCAGGATCAAACTCAACTCCTTCTGGTGGCGAGAACTCATACTCATCTGGAACTACAGATGTGTCCTCGCCATCTCCTTCTCCCTCGTCACCCGACAGCAGGGTCTTGGATTCTTCTTCCTCGCCGGCGCTCGCTTCTTCAGCAGGCTGCTCGGCGGGTGTATCTTCCTCGGCTGGCGCTACTTCTTCGGCAGCCTCTACTACTTCGTCTTCGTCGGCCATGCTCATCTCCTATTATGGCTGGGTATCAAAGTGGTTCTCTTCGAGCATCTTCATGTACGCAGCCGGGTTCTGGCTACGGAGCTGCTCGTGTAATTGGCTGCCTACAGATCGAGCGCCCTCATTGAAGGCGGTCGAGTCGAAGCTGCCGGGTACAAAGCTGGGCGACGTCAGGTGGCTGGACGAAAACATCAGGCGGTACAGCCAGCGACGTCCGCGCGGCTGAGAGACGATGAAGTCGACGTCCTTCTCGGCGTCTTCCTCTTCGCGCTCGGCCTTAGCTACTTGGGCCGGATCGCTTGCATCGTAGGTCATACGACGCTCTCATTCGTTCCGGCAGGTCCGCCGATGCCGCCGATAAGATCGGTCAAGGCATTAGGGTTCTGCGTATCGGTCTCACTCAAGACCTTGGCGCCCTGTGCCAACTGACCTCCGGTGTCCAGAGCCTGCTGCTGTTGCTGCTGCGCGGCACGTTCGTCCCTCTTCGCCTGCAAATCGTCGCTAGAGATGATGACGTCGGGGCTGGTTCCGAGGACGTCGGCGTACTCACGAAGAGCGGCGTCGGCATCGATACCATCGACGATGTCGGGGAAGACGGCGACCATGTTACCGGCAAAGCCCATAACACGTTCGAGACTTGACGCAGAAACAGCCTGCTGGGCCTGCGCAAGTAGAGAGACATACTCTACTTCCAAGTCTTCGCCTTCGAGCGCTTCAGGTATCGGGGGGAGGAGACCACCCTCGAGAGCGTACTCAAAGACGTCGTCCAACAGGGGGTCCAACAGCTCCACGTTGATGCGTTGAAGCACAGGCCCAAGCAGGACTAGCTTTTCTTCGTGGCGTTCGACGACCTCGGTAGCGGTCATCTGTCGCCTGTCGGAGTTGATCATCATCGCAAACAGGTCGGCGTAGAAGCCCTTCTGCACGCGGTTCTGAACCTCCTGAATATCCATCATCAGCTCGTTGATGCGAGGCTGAACTTGATACGCCGGGGCAAAGCCCTGCGATCCCTGCAGCGGGTCGACGTATGTCGTCTGCCCCGGAAGCACTGTCGACGGCTTCCCCTTCAGGCTAGTTGGCGCGACCATCGGCGGGTTGACCATCTTGTCAATCGCCTGCGCCTTGCGCTTCTGCTGGTGCTGCAACTGCTTGATGTCGCCGAGGTTGTCCATGCCGGGGGATCTTCCGTAGACCTCGCCGTTAAGGACGTCCCACCGTGGCACATAGGCAGGGAATTTCTTGTAGCCGCTCTCCATCAAGAACTCGTCGCTCTCCGAGGACAGCTCAAAGTAGCAGCTCTTGAATGGCATATTCTTGCTGTCTTTTTTGTCGTAGTCGCGATCAGCCAGCAGCCGGGGCTCGATCATGTGGACGACCTCGACGCGCGCATCGTAGTTGCCGTCGTCCCACAGTTTGCGCGTAGCCTTACTGACGCCTTGCCAGTCCATAGATTCGTCTGGCTTATGTACGAACTTCTGCACAATCTGCCCGACGGTCATGGTGAAATCGCGTCCAAGGGTGTCGACGACGCCGAGGTCATTCTCTGCGATGACGTACTCGCCAGCAGTGAACGGTCGGAACCGGATCACGTCGTCGAACGATGGCTGGCGGTACAGCGGCGCAGTGCCAAATGAGCCCAGCTCCGTGTAGACGGTGTGGATCGAGTTGTAGAAGTTTGACTTGTGCAGGATGGCGCGCTCGATCTGCTCGACCTGAGCCAACCACGACCGGACCTCGCCGTTGTCCATCAGATCATCGCGGACCTTGCGTCGATGCCAAGGCCGTGCCGGAGACGTCATGCCGGACATCAGGCCGGCGGCCATCGTCCGCATGGCCTGCGTGCCAGTGCTATCGATAATCTTGGTGGTGCGCTTGCGGCCCTTGCTGTTCTGGCTCTCAGTCAGATACCGGCCTCGGCGCGGGGAGATGTAGTCAGTGATCTCCATCCAATGCGAACGCCATGAGGATCTGTCGTCCTCGAGCTGAACGTAGCGGCGGTATAGCGCCGACTTCTTCCCTCTCAACGGGACAGTCGTATACGTGTTGTCGACAACCGGTAACGGCATGTCTTAGCCCTTCATGGTCGGATACATGCGATCAGTGTCGGCTCCGGCATACTCGCCGTCTTCCATGAACTCCATCTCAACGACCTCAAGCGTGGCAGTCATGCCCTCATCGGTCTTGGACAGCGTAGCTACCTTGACCTTGAGGTGGATCTCGCGCTCCGTGCCGATCGGGCCAACGTCGCCCAACTCAGCGAGCTGTTCCGTATCAAGGTACAGTTTTGGCTGAGGCTTCTTGTCGTCGCCCATCAGCGTCTTCATGACGTCGCCCATACCCATGATCAGTTACCCAGCAGAGTTTTGTTTGCGGTCGACGCAGTACCAAGCGATGCCTGATCCGCAACCCGCGTGCCTGCGAGCCCGCGTTGCTGCCGAAGTCGGCGCTGTGCATCTGTCCGAGCCTTAACGACAGCCGGGTCGGCCTTCGTCGGGGGCGGCGGCAACGGTGCGGGTGG